ATCTTGAGCCGGTTGTAAATCAGCTCCTTAGCGTTGTCTGAGCCGACTTCAGTCAGGAAAACGCCCTTGGCGTTACGCTTTCTGGGGAGATTGGCAATGGGTTTGCCGTAAACATTAGCGCCCTTGATCGGGATCACCCACATCAGGCCATGCTGCTTGCTTTGGGCGTAGACCTCGTCTGTGTAGTGTCCGCCCGAGTCCCAGCACCAGCGCTGCACCGGCAATGCCTGGCCGCCATCCTTCTGGTACGTCCTCCGCAGCCTCTCGCCAACCTTGCGCTTGATCTCCGGTCCAGCGGGGTCACCGTAAAGTATCCAGCGATCCACCAGCCAGCTCTCCTCATCCGGGCCCCAGGCCCAGACGCGGCCTTCGTAGCGGTCGTCTTGCGTGTCGATTCCGCCGGTCAGCACTACGGCTGCGTCGGGCACCTCGGCGAACACTTCACGGCGGCCGTAGATGGATTCCCATTCCAACTTCTCGCCGAGCTCGTCTTCCCAGGTCTCGCCCAGGGTGGTGTTGACAAAGGTCTTGAGCTTGCTGGGGCTGGACTTCATCTTCAGGAAGTCTTTGACGATCTGCGACCAGGTGGTGAACGGCGAGAGCACCGTCCACAGGTAGAAGGTCACGCTGTCCGGTGTTGGGATGGCTTCGCCCTCAACGTCGAACCAGTCCATGCCGTCACGGGTGGTGATACCGGTGTCTTCACAGTTCCAGATTCCCTCTGACATGCCGTGTGGCAGGTTCTCGTCCTGGATCTCGTGCTGGCGGATGACGCAGCCGTTGTGCTCGCACTGGTAGAAGGCGGTTTCTGGGTGATCCTTGTCCCACTTGATCCCGAAGTCGGTGTCCGGGCCACCCCACTTGAGCACCTGTCGTTCGCCACAATGCGGGCACGGCACGAGAAAGCGCAGGCGATGCGGTGATTCTTCGGCGGCGGCCTCGATCTGGCACGTACCGCGGATCTTCGGGGTGGAGCCGCGTATTGATTTAGGGAACGTCGATCCCTCGAGGCGTTTGTCGCCCAGGGTGGTCGGTGACCCCTCTTTCTCGATGTCCTCATCGAAAGCGGCGAGCTCGTCATAGACGACGACATCGACTGACTTCTCGCGATAGTTGCGCGCGGCCTTGCCGCCGTGGACGAAAACTTGCTTGCCGTTGGCGAAGCGCTTGGCGGCCAGCGTATTGTCGCGGTGCTTCATCCCATACCAGGGCGCCAGGTCGAGCACCACCGGCACGTCGCGAACCATGGTCTCCATGTGGGTCTTCATGAAGCTTTCGGCGTCCGTGTCGGTCGGCGAAAACGCCAGTATGTTGCGCTTCTTGTGCTCGAGCAGGTAGCCGGCGACAGCCAAGAGCATCTTAGTATATCCCAGTCGCGCCGACTTGACGACGTTGATAGTGCGGAGCTCGTCGTTGCCCATGCAGTTCAGTATCGCTATCTGGAACGGCAGTGTGGTCCAGCGGCCCTCGTGATAGCTCGATTCGCTGCTCAAATAGAAGTGCCGGTCTGCCCATTCAACCGCCGTTAGCGGCTCAGGGCGGTAAAGGCCAAGGAGACCCTGGCCTACAGCCTTACCCCACTCCTGTGTCTGCCCGGTGTTGATCTGTTCATCAGGCAGCATGGATGGTGTCAAAATACTCATTGAGCTGCTCGGGTATTGAGTCCTGCAGGCTGGCGGCCCGGTTGCGGACCCGTGCCAGCTCGCGGCTCAGGGTGTCCAGGTGGCGGGCCTCGAGGTCCGGATGCTTGCGCTTCATCGTCAACGGCAAGGTGTCGAGGATCGCGGCGATCTCGGCGGACAGACGCGACAGCGAGAAAATAGCGAACTCACTCGGCACCACCTTCCGCGCGGCAATTTCGTTCTTCTGCTGCTGCCCGACGCGCCGCTCTCGGGTGAGTAGATATTCCTCTATCTCACGCTTGTGCTCTAGAAGTGGGTCAACCCCTTCGTCGAGGCCGCCGGCTTCCTGAGTCTTGACTTGACCACTGGCCTGTCCGCGTAGGTTGCGAATGTAGGCCATGCGGCAGTCGTCTAAATCATAACCGCCGCGGCCCTTGGAGCCAGGCAGCACGCCGCTTTGCAGCAGGCTGCGAACCTGGCGATCGGTTATGTCGAGATGCTCAGCGACTTCTAGCTGTATAGCCATGCCGACACACTCCATAGCGCCGCCGGAACTGGAACCGGACGCGCTGAAATTGGCTCATAAATAGTTGAAACCCGGGGTTTCTGCGCCCCGCAAGGGGGGTGGGTGGTCAGGAGTACCTTTTCCTTTTAGACGCCAGACCCTGTACACGTCTTGTCAATTATTGCTGGGGATAGTCGACCCTGAGACACGCTACTATGGAAGGACGTACAGGTATTGTCTCATTATATGAGCCTATGAGGGCGCATGAGCGGCACATATCTGCATCACGGCAGCGCTGCACCACAGCCCCCCTGGTCTTCGTCTTTCCGCTGTTGCATCGGTGTCGACGAACCCCATCGCGCCGGCTCGGTCGGCGCCGCAGTGCCTCATAGTCCGCCAACAGGGTCAGGAGATCCTGACCTGGTGGCTTATCGCCCCTGCCTCGGGGCCTACTGCTGTCCATTGACATTCCCGCACAGCGCGCCGAGCATGGCCGATTGCTCATCAGAGTAGGCCCATAGCTCGTTAATGTAGGATTCGATCACGCGGTAACGCGCATCGCCCAGGCTCTGCCATAGCGCACCTCTGTCGATCTCGGGGAGTACGGGCTCAGGGGGTGGGGTGCATTCTATCTTTACCGGCACGTACTCGAGCGTCGTGCAGCTAGCGACGAAAATCACCATCAGGGCGCTTGTCAGCAGGGCGCTTCTCGGCTTCATTTTGCACCTCGGCGGATTGTTCGCGGGCCTGGGCCCTGGCGGTATCGATGGCGCGCTCGACGTCCATCACCGCGCTCTTGCTCTTTGCTTCAGCTCTGGCTCGGGATGCCGCTTCCCTGGCTCGATCCTTCTGCCCGCCTACGTATAGCAGCGCAGCGCCCATCATGCCGATGATCATCGCCATCGCTACGACGACCTTCGCCCACAATCCGCCCATCATGCGATGTTCCTCTGCCGGATCACGCGGGCCACGGCAGCCGCCACAGCCACGGCAGATGACAGTCCGGCAAACACCCCACCAGGCAAGTCGTTCTCCCAGAGCGGCAGGGTCGCTTCAAGGGCACCCAGGGCGGCAGATGTGATAGCCAAGCGGATAGACCACAATTTCAGCGCTTGGCGGGATTCTGGAATAAGCTGCATCAGTGGCTCCGGCTCGTATTGCTGGCAATCTGGACCAAGATTCGATTTGTCTCTGTGTGCTGCGCCGTGAGTCGGCTATCTAGTCGATCCACCCGGTCGTAAAGAGCGCGCATATCGTCCCGGTGCCATCTGTAAAGCACGCTGGCAAGGGTGAAAATTCCCATTGTCAGGATGCCTAGCATCCAGCGGATAACTGTTGGCGTCTGCTGAAAAACCAGCGTCCAGATATCAGGTGTCTTGGGGTCCATGGCGCTCTCAGTGTGGATCGTCATCGTGACCGCCGGCGTCGCGGTAAACGGCGACCAGATCGGCCAGCTTGACCTCGCGCTGGCCGTACCCGGCACCCGGCAGGCTTGCCCAGATTGTGCTGCACGCATCGATAGCCTCGCGAACCTTGCCGTCGTGGACCAGCCCCAGGGCTTTGCACTGTCGGATCAGCTGAGTGGCGCCGGCGTCCTGACTTGCAGGGGTGAAGTCGCGATGGCCGAACCTGGCGACCAGATCGTCCCATGTCGAGATCAGGAACTGATAGCGCCCGGCGGCCGTGCTGTATATGCCGTATCGTGGCAGGTGGATGCTCTGGCGAGGGTGGTCGCCGTAGTCGTGGAACGTTCTGCCCCCGACGAGGACGTTGTAGCCGTCCTGATCACCGAATCGAATCGTGCCCTCGGCATGTGCCAGCATATCGAGGAAGGCCGCCACGTTGCTCGCATCATCAGCAGATGGATCCACTGGCGGGTCAAACTGCAGCAGTTCAGCCTCCGCATACCAGCGGGCCGGGGAATGAGCAGGCATGGCGAACCTCTGGGATAAAAAACCCCGCCGGTTTCGTCACGGCGGGGAAGGAGGAGTGTAGCGGCTGTCAGCGCGAAGCTAAACCAGCTTAACGATCAATGTATCGCTAACCCGTCACGTTGTCAAGGCCGATTGATCGATTCCATAGATAAGCGCTCAAAAGCAACTTTTTTTACACGCCCCTCACCAATTCATCCGAGAGCCATCCGCGCAGGGTGTTGCGGGCGCGGCGTGCCGCGATCTGCAGCGCTTCCACGGACTCGAACGGCCTGTCCATATACCCCGACATGCCCAGGGCGCGCAGCAGCACGCTCTGACGCTCCACTATCTGCGATGCTGTCACCATCCAAATGCTCGAGCCCATCCTGTCAGGCCGTATTCTTGCCGCTTGCAGCATCATCGCCGCTGCCTGGCGGCGGGGGATCTGGTAGAGCATCCACGCGCAGGCTTTGTGCCAAGCGCTTTCGGGGTGGTAGTGCTCGGCGGCGAGCATGACTTGATCGACGATACAACCGCCCCCCGGCATCGGTATAGTGCCGGTCGTGCTGTACGGCTTGAAACCGACGCCCCGGTGTCGGAACTCAAACTGCAGCTGCAGCATCGTGTCGATGATCCTAGTAACAGCCGCATCGCGTGCTGTCTCATCTGTCGCTGCGGCCTCGACTACTCTCCAGGGGCTACTTACGCGCGCCCAATCATCTCGCGTCATCATCTCACTCCGTGTCGGTGTCAGTGCCGTCATCGCCATTGTCCTTCCTCCACTCGGTGCCGTTCTCAAGCGCCAGCGGTTCGCCCACGACCTCGGTGCGTGGCCAGCTGGCATACTCACGCAGCCGCTCCTTGGCCTCCACATGCCCACGCGCCAGCGCAGCGCAATAGCCCTCGAACTCGCTACCGTCCAGCCAATCGAACTGACTCGGCGCCAGCGATGCATGCCGGGGCGGGGTCGCCTTGAACTCCAGGTAGAGCCCATGCCAGCCGCCGCGATCAGACTTGTGATCGACGTAGCCGCCTGTGTGCGAACCCCTGACTCAAACGCGTTTGC